CCGCCCGATGGGTCAGAGGGGTTAGGTGTGAAAATATACCCGTAGGTTGAGAATGACATCCAAGGGTCTGTTGTTGTTACTGGGCTAAAAAGATCAACTATCTCTGTAACAGGTGTGAGTGTCCCATTATCAGTAAAAACCCTGTTGCCACCTGCGTCATATACTTCCAACCCATAACCACTGCTCGCAGGTAAATCTTCAACGAAGGCAAGCTCCCTCGTAAGAATAGACGATTGGTTTGAGCTATATGTTCCACTCAAATACTCAATCAACATATGGTCTCCAACCCCAAGCTTAAAGAAAAGCAGAGTGCCTGTTGTGAACTTTGCGTTGATTTGAGCGATGGTCAGAACGGACTCGTTAATAGTGTAGAGGGGTGCGTATGTGTCATCAATGACCACCTCACCAGCCGAGTTTGTTATAGAAAGTCCGTAGCTCATCACTTTATCCTAAAGACATAAATCTTGTTGTTGGTAGCTGCATTTTGAAAGGCTGCGAAGTATTGAAGTATTCCAGTGCCTCCTATGACCGCCCTACAGGCAGTCTTACCTGCGTTTAGGGATAAAGCCATTGGGACACAGTTAGCACTAGTAAAGCCAGAGGGTAGCTGAATTGAACCAGAGGTAGTTGAAGTGGTATATTCCGCAACTTTCTGAAGGGTTCGGTAGTTTATCTCCTCACCATTAATCTCAAACCCATAAGACATTATGCCAAGTTCCCGATTTTAACTCTAACTGTGTTTGAAGCATCATATACAACAATCTTGTCGTCCTGTAGCACAAGTCTTGCCCCAGAGTTCGCACTAGCGAATGTACCAATGACACCCGTAATAGCTGAGAGTTCACTTACGTTAAGCTTATCAGCAGTTACAGCACCAGCCGCAATCTTATTTGCGACTACAGCACCAGCTACCAACTTATCAGTAGTTACAGCACCAGCAGAAATTTGATTTGCCGTTACTGAGTTTGTTTGGAGCTTCGGTGTTGAGATACTGCCATTTGCAATCTTTGTCTCAGTTACAGAACCATTCTCAATCCCAGTGTAAAGCTCCTTAGACCACACACCACCAGCTTCATCCCAACGGTACAAGGTATTGTCAGTCAGTAAGAATACAATCTGGCCATCAAAGTCCCCAGTTGCAGGGAGAGAGTTGACAGGTGTAACCCCAGCAGCATTGATAGTATCAATCAGGCTCTGTGTAAGGTCTGTCGCTTCTACAAGGAATGTTGTAGCATTAACTGGACCAACGAAAGCTGAGTTGTTACCACTGTGATCCTGAGACCTAACCCAATAGTATCTTGTTTGAGCATTACCAAGACCTGTACGTACAAACGTATTACCAGAGTAAAGCCAATGCTTACAGCACCATTAAAGTTAGTTGAAGTGCCTTCGTATACCTCTACCCTATTGAAGTCAGATGCTGTAGGTAGATCAAAGTTTACTGAGATATACTTATAACCAGCTTCAGCAGACAGGTTAGTTGGAGCATTAGGTGCAGTTGTATCACCACCTACAGTGTAAGTAATAGAAGCTATAGGCCCACCATTACCAAGCAGTGTGATAGCACGAACCCTAAAGACGTACTCTACAGCATCAATGATAGGCGACAACTCAATACTATTACCTACAGTTGTAGTACTTGCGTAGTTTGAGTCAGCTAGAGGTTTCCACTCTACCTCATAGTGTGAGATAAAGGCATTATCTACAGCATCCCATGTAAGGATAGCTGAACTAATAAATGTACCATCACTCTGCGTCTTACCCCCACCATTTACAGCAAGGTTAGCAATAGCTAGTCCATCAAAAGGGCTAGGTAGGTTAGTGTTATCACGTTCGTAAACTACACCATCATCTACCTCATCAAAGACAGATTCAGCAGTCTCACGTAGGGTCATATTGACCTGTAGGTCAAGACCATCTGTAAGGCCGAAGTTCCAAGACAGAACCTCAAACTCTTTGTTGGTCCAGCCAAAGCGAGTGTTGGTAAGACGAATGTTGTCACCTACCTGAACTTGCATAGTCCTAAGACCAAAGGCAGCAGTAACTGTAAGCTGTTGACGATTACGTTCAAGAGCAATCCGAGCAATCCGACGAGCTTCAATAGAGTTGTCTGTGAAAGGTAGGTCTACGTCAGCAACAGACTCTTGCCCATTATCAGCCTCTAGGAAAGCAGCACTGTCCACTTGCGGGTAGTCAGTAGTCTGCCAATTACTCTCTTCACCACGGAATGTACCTTTAACTACGTTGAAGTTATCTCTACGGGAGTGCCGTGTAGCTACACCAATAGAAGAACGTAGGTCGTCCTCATTGAGGTCAAGTACAGGGGCAGTCCAGTAAGCTGGCTTCATACGCCACTTACCTTGAGCATACCACAATGTACCCCCCATAGAGGTCAGGATGTTATTGATAACATCGTAGGGAGTAAGGTCAGTAGTGAAAGCGCCATTACAAGTATAACGAGTTGTACCTTCTTCTGTGCTAGTCTCGTTACAGATAGATACAGCAGTATTAACAAGGTCATCATCAATATTGCCAACTTCTTCTGCAAGGCCATAGTTACTGATGAGGTAGTCTCTCAAGCACAAGGCAGGGTTATCAGACCAAGCTGTAGTACCTGTAGCTGGGTTGTAAACCTTCTTACCTTTTACTGTAGCTGTGAAGGTTGGTATACCATTAGGGAAAGCATCAGCATCAAACTCCATACGGACATACATATAAGCAATACCACGGAGCCTATGGGCTGAAGTCCACTTAGCAGATTCAGCTACAAGATCAGCATCAGCTACTTGATCTGAAGCACCAAGGTGAGTGTTTATACGTATCTTACCATTATACTGACTGGGTGAAGTTACGTTACCATTACCATCAATAGTAGCAATCTCATCATTGATATAGATGTCTTCAAAGGAGTTAATCTCATGTCCAGATACAGCAATAATACGGTGAAGATACTTATTGTCAGTTCCTGTAGCCTCATCATATACGATAGCACCACCAACACGAACTTCACCATAGATGATTTGATGAGATAAAGCAGAGCCACGGGTGTTGACCTGATAACCACGTTGTGCGCCAGCAACAGAGGGTTTAGGGGAAAGAGCATTAAGGGCTACACCAAGCGCAAAGTTGACAGCAAAGGTTGTGAGGAATGCAGTCATACCAAAGGCCGCTGTCATCAACGTACCTGTCGCAAGTGCGGTTGTGCTGGACAGCAAAGCCATCGTTGCGGATACAGCCATGTTATTCTCCTAAATACTTTGAGTATACCCGTTCAATCTTACGGAACTTCAGGAAGTCCATCAGCTTATCGAAAGGTTGATGGACTTTAGTGTTTATGGTAAGGACAGATACGCCATCATTCTTAAGACACTTCTCAGCAAACTTAATCAGCTTGATACCTGTGAAACCTTTACGGTGCTTAGGCGACAAGTAGATAATGTCGTTAGCTGCAAACAGGTGGTCTTTGTAGTGAATGTTAGTACCTACGATAACTACAAAGTACCCTACAAGCTGTCCGTCATCTCTAGCTGTAAATATCTTTAGTTTACCTTGATCCTCAAGAGATTGATAAGCATCCCAATCAGGGTTCAACTTAATCTTCTCTTTATTCAGAGCTATCTCCTCCCAGTGGGAATTAAGAAGTGGTTCTATTTCACCTCTAACAGAAGACAAGAACTCTTGTTGATACTTAACTGCCACTACTACGACCCCACACAATATCTTTATCTTGTAAGTCTTCAATGAAGTCTAACCCAAGGTCATCTGGATACAGAGACTTCTGATAACCTGAAGTGAAACGAGATACCCTAGCTCTCTCAAGGTCAATCAATCTGTTCTCAACCATAAGCTCAATAGTGGAGGTTTCACCACCATCAGAGATATTCATCTGATCCATGTAGCCAGCAAAGAGTTGGTTAAAGCCTGTGCTACTGGCCTCTAGGAGAATTTTAGAGCCATCCTGTAGTAGGATAAAAGAGCCACTCTCTTGTAGTATCTTACCTGTAGAGAATGTACCAAAGTAGATATTACACACACGGCCCTGATAAGGCTCACTGAGAGCCAAGGAGAGCAAGTCTGTAGGAACCCCACTCAAAGTGATAGTTGCCCCCTTAACGGCCATCTCAGCGGTCTCTTCGATAGCTGAAATGTCAAGGAGGTTACCTAAGCCAATCCACTCAGTTCCATCCTGTAGAACAAGTGTACCTTGACCCGTCCACATACGAATTGTATTAGCACCATCAAACAACAGTTCAACAGCAAAGAAAGGGTAAACTACACCTTCCTCAATATTCTCTAAGGTTATTGTAGACAGGTCACGGGACATAGGTTATTATTCCTTAATGTAGGGTTGTCGGGGTTTAGTTTGTGTAGGCCAGCATCCCGAACCAGCTATGCTGGGAGGATTTCCAATGTTCCATTGGCTACCTGCCGAAGTATTTCAGCATAATGTCTATTTGCTTTGTCTAGGGGGACGGATAGTTCTTGCCCGTCTATTGTTGCAAGAATGGAAGAATTGCTGCCCGATGTGGGGCTAATAACATACTGTGCTGATGTAATGTTCATATTATCCATGCTTATAACTCCGCATCTGCTTTATAATGAATAGCTGCGTTATTTGCATTGGCGCCACTTGCAGATGCATAGAGGTAGCCTTTACTCCAAGAAACAGTAGTCACGGCCTGATTGTCATACCAAGCAATACCATTGTGTAGCCTTGAACACTTACCCACATTGCCCGCCCTGTCATATGCAGTGAAAGAGGGGGCAGCCCTCATCTCCACAGGAAATCTTCCCCAGAACGTAATGTCGCCAGTTGTGAGGGCCGCAACACTACCGCCGCCTGTTTCAAAGTAATCAGAGGTTAATGCGGTTTGATAATAATACCTCTGACACCTCGCCAACTCATCCCCATAGCTGCGATGCTCGAATGGGGTGGCGGTGTCGCCTACTTCGAGTTGGACGCCTGTGAACCACAGAGAAGCGTTTGCAGGGATGTTGGGATGGGGGTCAGCAGCAAGCATCGGAACCATCTCCATGAAGCCGCTATCTGTAATGGTGTAACCACTGAAGTCGCCAAGGGTTACCGTGAAAGTAACCCGCTGCCAAGATGTAGTGATGTCGTAGGTTCCAGTTGAAACCTCGTCATTGCCAGTGCCATCCCCGTTTACAGTGAGATACCATCTTGCATCACTAATAGCCTCTGACGCCTTAACGTAGAATGAAGCCGTTACGGTTTGTCCTGACAACCTCTCAAAGTTTTTACGTTCTATCTTATGGATGAAGTAATACTGATCCTCAGCCACTCCGCCATTTGCGTATTTAATGGAGTGAGAAAAGCCCTCTGGTGCATCGGTGTCTTGAGACATGGTTCTGCTTGAACCAGCAAGATAACGGTCAAAAATCCAGCGATCCAAGCCATAGCCATTAGCCGTAAAACTCGTCCCACGCTGCGCCACCTGCATAGCGCCATTAATGACTAAGTTGCGGTTCGACAAGGCTCCATCGCTGTAAGCATTGCCAAGATTCGCAAGCTCTCTTGCCTTACTCATTGCCCAACTCCTGTGCAGCTAGGTGAGCAGCGTAAGCAGCCTTCACTTCGTCTGTGTGTACGGCTGCTGCGATTGCTTGTACTTCAGG